ACCTTTATGGTCGCAAGATCCTACGTCCTGAAGCAATAGTTACTGCTAAATACAACGTAGCCTAAGCGTTGTCACTGAGGGGGTGGGCAATCTGCCCCCTTTCTTTTATTATGTAAAGAGTAATTATAATGGCAACATATGTCTCACTTGCAAATGAAGTTCTAAGACGACTTAATGAAGTACAGATTGATGCTGCTGGTGACGGTTTTGATACTCTTAGAAATGTACAAGCTCTTGCTAAGGATGCTATCAATAGTAGTATTAGACGTATACTGCAAGATGGTCAAGAGTGGCCTTTTATTAAAACAACTACAACACAAACGCTAACAGCAGGCGTTACTACTTATTCTTTCCCCTCAGACTACTCAAGCTCTGACTGGGATACCTTTTATATTAAACAACTAGCAGCTAAAGGTAATACACCTACAGTGCTACAACCTATACCTTATGAATCATATATTCAGATACATAGATCCACAGACGATGTTGCACCAGCCACGGGATTGAGTGCTCCAACATCAGTATTCCAAACATATAATTCTACCTTCGGTGTTACACCAGTTCCTGATGCTGCATATGAAGTAGAATATACCTATTGGAGTTCACCTGCCAGCCTTAACTTATACAACGATGTAAGTGTTATACCTGAGAGATTCTCTCACGTAGTCATTGACGGTGCTATGATGTATATGATGCAGTTCCGTTCAAACGCACAGAGTGCTCAAATGCACCAGCAATATTTTGAAGATGGTATAAAAGCAATGCGTAACGTACTAATGGATGATACTTTAACAATGCGATCAACTTATATTGTAAGGTCACATCTATCTACCTCTGTAGGAATGGTATAACGCCATGCCTGATCAATTATCTATACAAAAAGTTTTCTGTAAGGGAGGTTTAGATACTAGTCGTGACGTTCTAGCTCAAGGGGAACAATCTTCGGGTAGTGCTACTCAGTTAATTAACTATGAAAGTTCTGTGACAGGTGGCTACAGACGCATTAGTGGCTTTGCCAATTCATATGGTACTGTTCCGGGTGTTGGCAGCACCTTAGGTGTCAACGTAGTAAACGGCATACGAGATGGCATACTAGCTTGTCGTAAGCCAGCTTCTGGTAATAACTACTTACATTATTGGAACAACTCTACCTCTGCATGGGTAGCTGCTACTTGTGGTGGTTCACCTACTATGACTGGTGTAGGCAAAGTTCGTTTTTCTAATTACAATTATGGTACTAAGAAAGTAATACTTACAGATGGTATTAATCCTGCTGCTACATATGATGGTACTACATACACACAGATAACACATTCGGGCGCACCTACAGATCCCAAGTATGCTGTAGACTTCGCTAATCATATGTTCCTTGCAGGTGATCCAACACATCCTACTAAGTTATTCTTTAGCGCACCTTTAGCAGAGACAGACTTTGCTACAGGTAATGGTGCCGGAGTAATTAATGTAGGCTTTGACATAGTAGCTATTAATCAGTTCCGTGATTCACTATACGTGTTTGGTACTAACACAATAAAAGCACTGAAGGGTACTTCAGCAGCAACCTTTTCATTGACGGGTGTTACCCACGACTTAGGTTGTATTGCCACTGATAGTGTAATTGAAATTGGTGGAGACTTATTATTTCTTAGTCAAGATGGTATGCGCCCTATAGGTGGAACAAACAAAATAGGTGATGTAGAGCTAGAGACAGTATCTAAAGGTATTCAATCTTTGTTTCAAGACATATCTATTAACGAAGACTTAAATGGATTATCTGCTGTTGTCATTCGCCAGAAGTCCCAGTTTAGAATATTCTTTGCAGCATCAGAATCTCAGGGTATAATAGGTTCTATGCGTAATTCTCAAGAAGGATTCTCTTATGAGTTTAGTCAGCTACTAGGTATTGAAGCTACTTGTGCTTCTAGTGGTTACATAGGTCAGTTTGAACATGTAATACACGGGACATCTACAGGTAAGGTACACAGACAAGAAACTGGTAGTTCCTTTGCAGGTGCAGATATACTTAGCATATATCAAACTCCTTACTTGTACATGGAGAATCCTGAACAACGTAAGATATTTCATAAGGTTAATACTTACCTTAGAGCAGAGGGAGACAATTCAATACTCCTATCTGTAGTGTACGACTATGAAGATATTAATGTTCTAAACCCAACTAACTATACAATGACTACCCAAAGTGCGGCTGCTTATTATAATGAAGCTACTTATAATACTACGGCTGTATTCAGTGGCAACCCCTCGCCAATACAGGCAACTAATATATCTGGCTCTGGTAAGTCTGTATCTTTTAAATATGTAACAAACAGTCAAGATGCTAGTCATAGCATACAAGGCTTAGTAATAACTTATGGCACTGGAGATCTAAGATAAATGGCTGGCTATACTAGACAATCGGCAGCAGAAATAGTTGCAAACGCAGTAATAAAAGCGGCTCCCGTTAACGCAGAGTACAATGCGCTACGAGATGTTTTCGCATTCGCAACTGGTCACAAGCATGACGGCTCTTCTACTGAGGGGGCTTATATACCTCTCATTGCAGACGTTGATGCACTAAACAAAGTAGTCATTGATACTACTAACAATCGTATTGGATTCTTCTCACAGGTAGGATCAGGTACAGTAGAGCAACTACGCATTCAAGATGGGGCAATCGTACCCGTCACTGACTCTGACATAGACCTTGGTGCTTCTGGCTCTGAGTTCAAAGACTTATACATTGATGGTATAGGTTACATTGACACCCTTACAGTACATGAAAATGCTACCATTGCTGGTACTCTAGGTGTCACAGGCTTATCAACACTGGCTAGTGTAGATATTAATGGGGGTAACATTGATGCTACTGTCATTGGTGCTGCTACTCCTGCTGCTGCTACTATTACTACCCTTGTAGCTACTACTGCTGACATTAATGCAGGTACTGTTGATGCTACTATTGGTGGGACTACGCCAGCAGCAGGTACATTTACTTCAGTAATTGCAGCCACTGCAGACATTAATGCTGGCACAATAGATGCTACTACTATCGGTGCTTCTACTCCTGCTACTATCGTTGGTACAACCATTACAGGTACTGCCTTTGTAGGCCCAATTGCTGGTGCAGTAACAGGAGCAGTAACAGGTGATGTATCTGGAGATCTAACAGGTGATTCTACAGGTGCTCACACAGGTACAGTTGCTGGTAATGTAACTGGTAACTTAGCTGGTAATGTAACAAGCACAGGTAATAACGTATTAGCTACTGTTGATATTGGTGGTGGTACTATAGATGGTACTCAGATTGGTGCTACGGCTACAAGTACTATTGTTGGTACAACCGTAACAGCTAGTAACTTTGTAGGCCCAATTGCTGGTGCAGTAACAGGTAACGTAACGGGTAATACTGCAGGTGTTCACACTGGTGCAGTTACTGGTAATGTGACTGGTAATATCACTGCAGGTTCAGGTACAAGTTCATTTACTAATGTAACCATCAATGGTTCATTGAATATGAATGCTTCTACTTCTGCCACAGTAACTGGTCTATCTAATCCTGTTCAAGGTTCTGATGCTGCTACTAAGACTTATGTTGATGCCGAAGTTGCTGCAGTACTAGACTCTGCTCCGGGAGCTTTGAATACTCTAAATGAATTAGCCGCTGCTCTGGGTGATGATGCCAACTATGCTTCTACTACTACTGCTGCAATAGCTACAAAGCTAGCTAAGGCAGGTGGAACCATGAGCGGTGCCATTGCTATGGGTAACAACAAAGTTACTGGCATAGGCGCTCCTACGGCTGGCACAGACGCTGCACACAAGACATATGTAGATGCAGGTGATGCACTACAGGTACTAAAAGCTGGTGACACTATGAGTGGTGTCTTAGCAATGGGTGCTAACAAGATTACAGGTGTAGCTGATCCTACTACTAACCAAGATGCTGCCACTAAGGTCTATGTTGATACCATCCTTGGTTCAGCTACTGCTGCTGCTACAAGTGCATCTAATGCATCCACTAGTGAGACAAACGCAGGAAACTCTGCTACTGCTGCGGCTGCTAGTTATGATGCATTTGATGATCGTTTTCTTGGGTCAAAGAGTTCTAATCCTTCCGTTGACAATGATGGGGCATCCTTACTAACAGGCGCAATGTATTGGAGCACCAGTGCTAGTGCCATGAGGGTATACAGTGGATCTGCTTGGGTAGCAATGTCTCCTAGTGCTGCTGATCAAAGTTTAATTAATATTGTTGGTGGGCAGCTTACCGCTACGGAAGACTTAGGTTCTATAGCCACAGCAACTACTACAAGCGTAGGTAATAAAATATCGGTTGTAGGTAATGCCATTGCAAATGTTAACACTGTTGCTGGCATATCCGCTAATGTAACTACTGTTGCTGGTATATCTGCAAATGTAACCAGCGTTGCTGGAAATTCAACTAACATTAATTCTGCAGTATCCAATGCTTCTAACATAAACTCTGCAGTTTCAAACTCTTCTAACATAAACTCTGCAGTATCTAATGCTTCTAACATTAACTCCGCAGTATCTAATTCTTCTAACATTAATTCTGTAGCAGGTAATGCTTCTAACATTAACTCTGTAGTATCTAATGCTGCTAATATAAACTTAGCTGCTGGCTCAATAGCCAATGTTAATTTAGTAGGTGGCTCAATAGCCAATGTTAATACAGTTGGTGCTTCTATAGCTGACGTTAATAGATATGCAAATCAATACACTATTTCTTCTTCGGCTCCTTCTAGCCCTGATTCTGGTGACTTATGGTATGACTCTTCCTCTGGTGTAAACACTTTGAAATATTACACCAGTAGTGTATGGGCATCTATTGCTGCTGGCATAGCGTCTGTAGCTGGTGACACATCCCCTCAATTAGCTGGCACTTTAGATGGTCAGAATAACAACTTGACAAATATCGGTACTGTATCTGGTACTAACTTACAGATGGACTTTGGAGGTCTATAACAATGAGTAAATTACTACAACTACGTGGTGGCACGACTTCCGAACATTCATCTTTTACAGGTGCCTTACGTGAAGTTACTGTTGACACAACTAAAGACACTTTGGTAGTTCATGATGGTTCTACTGCAGGGGGTTTTCCTTTACCTAGAACTGCTGCTGAGATTGTAGCTTTGATTTCTAATGATGCTATTGATAGTCAACACTATGCTGCAGGATCTATTGATCTTGAACATATGAGTGCTAACTCTGTTGACTCTGATCAGTATGTAGATGGATCTATTGATCTAGTACATATGAGTGCTAACTCTGTTGATTCTGATCAATATGTAGATGGGTCTATTGACCTTGTTCATATGAGTGCTAACTCTGTTGATTCTGATCAATATGTAGATGGATCTATTGATCTAGTACATATGAGTGCTAACTCAGTTGACTCTGATCAATACGTGGATGGTTCTATTGACCTTGTTCATATGAGTGCTAACTCCGTTGATTCTGATCAATACGTAGATGGATCTATTGATCTAATACATATGAGTGCCGAATCTGTTGACGAGGACAACTTGCATATCTCTAACGCAGGTGCTAATGGACAGTACCTACAAAAACAAACAGGGAATGCAGGTGGACTAACTTGGACGACTGTTGATCTAACAACTTTGTCTGCTGCAAGTCTTACTTCTGGCATTGTGCCTACTGCCCGTATTAACGCCTCTAGTATTGCCAATGACTTACTTGACAGCCAGCACTATGCTGCTGGTAGTATTGACACAGAGCATTTAGCTGCTGATGCAGTTACAGGTGCTAAGATTGCAGATGACGCAGTTGATAGTGAGCATATTGCAGCAGGAAGTTTGGATACGGAACACTATGCTGCAGGTTCTGTTGATACCGCAGCATTAGGTGCAGACTCTGTAACTACTGCTAAGATTGCCGACAGTGTTGCACTTGGTGGTAGTCCAACTACTACTACACAGAGTGCTGGTGATAACACAACTAAGGTAGCCACTACAGCTTACACAGACTCTGCTATTGCCGCCCTAGCTGACACAGCCCCTGCAGCCCTTAACACGTTGAATGAACTGGCTGCTGCTCTTGGTGATGATGCCAACTATGCAACAACTACAACTACTGCTATTGGCTTGAAAGCACCACTTGCTTCTCCCACATTTACGGGCAACATTAGTATGCCTAACGGCTCCATTGACTTGGCTATGATGAATGCTAACTCTGTCGATTCCAACCAATATGTGGACGGTTCTATTGATGCTGCTCACATTGCTGCTAACACTATCACTGCTGGACAACTAGCTGCTGACTGTGTAGGTGCAAGTGAACTAGCAAATGATTCGGTGGGTTCTGCCAATATCATTGCTAACTCTATCGCTGCCGGGGATATTGCACCAGATGCTGTTGGAGCTAGTGAATTAGCAAACAACTCTGTTTCCACTGCTAACATCATTGATGGTTCTATTGTAGGTGGTGATCTTGCTACTGGCACTATTACCGCTGCCCAATTAGCAGCTAACTCTGTTGGTGCTTCTGAGATTGCAGCAGGGGCTGTTGGTGCTTCTGAGATTGGAAATGATGTAGTTAACTCACAGCATTATGCGGCTGGTTCTATAGACAACGAACATATTGCAGATAATGCTATTAACTCAGAGCACTACGCAGATGGTTCAATTGATCGTGCTCACTTAGCTGCTGATATAATTGATGGTACTAAAATAGCCAACGATGTTATTAACTCAGAACATTATGTTGCTGGCTCTATAGACAATGAACACATCAACACAATGGCAGCTAGTAAGCTAACAGGTGCTTTACCTGCTATTAGTGGTGCTAACCTTACAGGTGTCGATCCTTTCCCTAGTGGCACAGTGATGGTGTTTTATCAATCTGCTGCACCCACAGGTTGGACTAAAAGCACAGCACAGAACGACAAAGCTTTACGAGTAGTCAGTGGATCAGGTGGTGGTACAGGTGGTTCACATAACTTATCTAGTCCACCAAGCACAGCTCACACGCATACAGGTGGATCACACAGTCACACAAGTGCTGCTCACACGCATGGTCAACCATCGCACACACACAGTATTGGCGCTCACAGTCACGGTAATAACTTGTCTGCTGCTGCTCATACGCTTAGTACAGCTCAGATGCCAAGTCACGACCACCGCCAGCGTGAAATGAACTCAGGCAATCAGGATCACTACCCATATACAGGCTTCGATGTCAGAGAGCGGGGCCAAAACCAAAAAACTTCTGCTATTGATACCTTAAACACAGGTGGTGGTAGCTCGCATAGTCACGGTATGTCTGGTAGTGTAAGTAACTCGTCTGCGTATAACTCTGGATCTGGTGGCAACCAAACCACTAACTCAACAACTCCGGGCGCTACTGGTGCATCAGGTACACAAACTACTAGTTCGGCTGGCCCAACTGCATTTGCACCTAAGTATATTAACGTTATAATTTGCGCTAAGGACTAGAGAATGATATAGTAACAAGGATGTTATTATTAATTAAGGAAGAATACTATGGTTATGAAGGTAGAGCATACCTGCCCTTTGGGGTCTGAATGTGAAACAGCAGAGAACAATGTAATTAAGCGGTGTGCTTGGTTCACTAAGTTAGCTGGCACAGATCCTGTAACAGGGAAAGAAATAGAGGATTGGGGTTGTGCAATAGCATGGCTTCCAACATTGCTTATTGAAGGTGCTGCACAATCTAGAGGCACTTCAGCGGCTGTAGAGTCATTTCGTAATGAGATGGTTAAATCAAATGATTTATCTAGGGAGTTGCTGATTTCCACGGATAATAACTTAATAGGTAAGTAAAATGGCAACAGTAAATGTAGTAACAGAAGATAAGGTAATTGTTGTAGATGGTGAGGCACGTAGTGCTGATTACACATTCCCGACCGCCCTATGGGCTATTCAATGGAATGGATCTGCTGGTCATGCTGAATGGACTAATGGGCCAAACACAGACCTCGTGGCTGCAGATGTTGATTCGTACATTGCGATGTGGACAGCAAATCCTCCAACAGCAGAGATTCCGCTTACTGCTCAAGAAATAATTAACATGGACAGCTTGGCCTATTTATCTGGAACTGATTGGTATGTAACTCGCTTTGCTGAGACAGGTGTGGCTATTCCAGCAGATGTGACTACAGCTAGGGCTAATGCTAGGGCAGCTATTGCATGAGTCACTTCATAAGCGTTTATGAAAATGCTGTTTCTGAAGAGTTCTGTGATGCTTTAATTGAGAGGCATTTGCAGCTTCAAGAAAAATCAATAGAAGCCCCAGCTAGGGGGCAAGACGTTAATAGTCAGCGAAAAGACATAGCCTTTTATTTTGATATAGAAGACCCAGAAATGGCTGATTCGCTTATGTCGGTAATTTCTGACTATTCAAATAGGTATATAGACGATCATCCTTCTTTAGCGTGGATGAACTTGCGCATTGTTGATGTTAAAGTGCAAGAAACAAGACCTAAAGGCGGCTTTCATACCTTTCACGCCGAGCGTGGCTTAAACCGTCATTCGCTTAGGGAGCTGGTATATACTGTATACCTTAACGATGTTGTTGAAGGTGAGGGCGAGACAGAGTATTTGGAGCAAGGTCTTAAAGTTAGGCCAAAAAAAGGAACTATTGTTATTTTTCCATCTGCATGGACTCATACACATAGAGGCAATCCTGTTTATTCGCAAAATAAATACATAGCAACTGGCTGGTTAGTTTGTGACGATGCGTAAATTAGCGCTTATAGCTTTTCTATTACCTGCGTTGGCTCATGCCGAGCCTATCGTTACGGACTCTACGACTAAAAGTACAGTTCACACGACAGGCTCAGTGACTACAACACTCAAGTCGCCACCGCCATCTGCTATATCACCGTCCCTTGGCGGTAATAACTCTGACTCTTGTACAGTTGGAGTGGCAGGTGCAGTGCAGACACAGATCCTAGGTATCTCGGCAGGTACTACTTCCCGTGACCTTAACTGTGAACGATTGAAGAATGCTAAGACACTCTATGATATGGGTATGAAGGTAGCCGCAGTATCAGTACTATGTCAGGACTTACGAGTCTTTGATGCAATGCTAATGGCAGGTACTCCCTGTCCTTACAACGGTATCATTGGTGCTGATGCTAGAATAGCATGGGAGAATGACGAAGGTGAGATGCCTGTAGCAGAGAAGACTTCAGAGTTTGACTCTAAGGAATTCTTACTCAAGGTAGGTGGTGCTCTCCTAGGCTTACTGCTATTACTATGAAGAAGTTAATTGCTGTGGGCTTGTTAGCCGTATATGCTACAAGTGCTCACAGTGAATACCTTTATGGTATCAGTGGTAACATGGCAGGAACTGGACATACTTGGGGCATGAATGCTATTGGCCCTAGTAATACCAGAGGATTAAGGATTAACGGGGTCTACTATCAGTATACACCTGTTAAGAATACAGAAGATGATATGTTAGTTCATGTCAGGAACAAGAAAGTAGGTGGCGGTTACATCTTCTCAAGTACGGATGATTGGAGTAAGTTATCAGGTGGTATCCCTATAACCAAAGGATTCTTAATAGACAACCTTCCCATTGAATTATGGGGTGACGGTTCTATTGATGTTGAGGGTGACGGTTCAGTTGTTGATGCTAATGTTATTTATAGCTACAAGTATAACAATGATTGTTTAACCCCTATGTCAGATCCATCTTGTCCCGGTTACACGGATGCAGTTCTATCCATGATGGGTGACCATACTATTGAAGCTTATGATCCAATGAGTGACGATAATATTCAGGATGTAATAGAAGAGAAGGCAGACTTAGAGGAAGAGCCTGAGGAAGAAGCTTCAGACAAAGAGATGTTACAGAAGATCTTAAGTAGTGTAGATGAATCAGTTCTCACTGCCAATGTACTCTCTCAGAACTTGTTGTTGTTTTCTATGACTCGCTCAGTCACTTTGAATCCCTATTATGATAAGAAGTTAGCTGGTGGTACTTACAAAGAGACAATTGTTCTTGATGGAGGTAACTTACCAGATAATAAGAAAGGCGCTAGAGTAGGTCTAGCTCAACAGTTATTACACACCAAGATGGTGGGTATGCAGTATGAATCAACGGAGTAACACATGAAGAATGTACTAATAGCAAGTTTGCTACTCACCTCATCTGCAGTAATACTTGCAGCAGAGGCACCAATCGTAGGTAATGTGCAAACACGTTGCTTAATCACTACAGATACTAATGGTGTATTCGGTAACCCTGTACCTAGCAAACTAAGTACAGCTTCTGCCGATGGTGGTGTTGTACCTGTTGTGCGCTATGATGTTACACTTGCAGATTCTTATCTAGCTAAGGTAACTACTCCTACTGCTTTCAGCACAAGCCCTGCACTAGCAGATGCTGTTACATGGACAGGCTCTACAACAGTCACTAAGACGACTGATGCTGGTATGGCTGCTTATGAAACAGGTAAGGTAACTTATGGCTCAACTACTCAGTATGACTTAACAATTGCTGGTTCTACTTGGTTCTCCTCTGAAGCAGCTGCGGTGTATGGAGTTAGTAAGTCATTCCCCGGTGGTAGTTATACCGCTGTTATAGTAGCTGAATGTATTGCTAAGTAACATAAGGGCCATTGCGCTACTAGCACTTATACCATTTGGTAGTGCAGTAGCACATGAGATGACACCGACATACCCAAAGTTTGAGATGTCTTATATGGCAGGTATCTCAGTTACTACACTGAATATATTTAACAAGAGGAAGGATGTTTCATACTATGAGGTAGGGGTATTTAATGTGGATTGGGAACCCGTCCCTTTTGTATCCCAGTATAAGATAGTACCTTTGAAGTATTTAGATACGATAGCTGTTGATGTGTATGTAAGTAATACCTCTCTTAGTTCAGTAGAGTACATTTGTTCTGTATCACAGCTAAAGGTTGGGTCTACTGTTTCATCAAAGATTTGTTCAAGGGTTAAGTAATGAGATACCTACTTGCAGTATATGTGCTTTTTCTGGGACTACTCACGTTAAGCACCAATGTACTTGCAAATAACTCGCTATCTCTGCAACTACCAAGCAGTAATAACAGCTACCAGTCAGACAAGTTTAAGACAGGTGACCTTGATTGTTCTAATGCTATAGGTGGTACAGTTAACCTAGAATTTGGATTGACAGGGATTGTCAATAATGCGACTAGCATATTCAACTCAGCTTCTGCTGGGACTCCTAGGTCAAAGGATCTTGGCTTCTTTGCTAGAATAGTAATGCCACTGAATGCACCTAAAGAGCGGATCAACTGTAATACACTCTACCTACTAGAGTTGAGCAAGAAGAGACTTGAGATACTTAAATTGGAAACGGAGCTAAATGCCCTTAGGCGGCTACAGTTAGGGGGATAGAATGGCAGAGATAGAGTACGGTGGTGTTAAGTTAGGGGGCAGTAAGCTACTCTTAATAGTACCACTGATAGGAACAATAGTAGGCGGTCTATGGGGTGGCTTTGAAGCTTACCAAAGATACCTTAGTATGGAAGCGAGGATCAGTGAGTTTGTTACACCAGATCTCTCAGACTATGATAAGCGTATCGCTGTCATGGATGGGAAGTTTGCCGTAATAGACAAGACACTTACTCTACTAAAAGATGAAATCTCCTCGATTAAAGACACCTCAGAGGGGCAGTACGTTACGATAAAAGACCTTAAGAACTCCATTAGGGATGACATTAATAGGCAAGAAAAGATTATAGATAAGGTAGAGGATGACATCTCAGGTATTGAAGAAGATGTTAGGGCTACCATAGATACAGCTGAAGGTCGCTTTGAAAGTAAGCGTGACCAGCTACAGAAAGATTACG